TGACCTACACGAGTTATTATACTATCTAACTCATGGAATGTCAAGTTCTGCATTTCATCTACCACGATTACCGCATCATTGATAGTGGTACCACGGATGTGAGATGTACTAATAAACTCTATACTTCCATTCTCTGCAAGTTTCGAGTATGCTTCGCTGTCATCAAACAACTCAGCACAAATTGTTTTGTAGGGTGCGGTGTACGCATCCATCTTCTCTTCCAATGTTCCCGGAAGGAATCCGATCTCTCTTGTAGGTACTATTGACCTACACACAACAACCTGTGAATATTGATTACCTCTATCCAACACTTCTTCGAGTGCCAGATAAAGAGCAGTGAACGTCTTACCTGTTCCTGCACTACCAGACATCACAATGTGATCTCCAGACTTGTATCCTTTGAATACTTCTTCCTGTCCTGTTGTCATTGGATCTACGGTAAGCAGATCATCTATGCGTAGCAACTTAGGTTTATGCGCGAGTTTTGGTTTCATGTCTTAATAGTATTCCCTTCTCCCGAACCGTCTTTGATTCGTTGTAGTAGTTCACGGTGTCCCGATCCCGCCATACTCAGAGCAGACTTACTACCTGACACCAGACTAGGTGCCTTGGTGAACGTCCTTACTAGATGGGGGTTATCGATGAGGTATTGATCATAGTTTGCAATGGATACTACTGCTTCGGTAATCTCATCGGTATCTATGTTTCTAAAGTCATATAATGGCATAATATTTGTCCTAACTGTCCATACGACACCCCCCTTGTGAGGGGGAGTGAAGAGATATGGATCACCTTCCTATTGAGTCATTTGCAGAGTATCTGCAATAGTTTGATTTAAAAAGTCTTGCTTCTTGGACATCTTATATGCTAAGTCTGTTTTGCCCTTCTTATGAAGTTTAGCAATGTAATGACCTAGTTCTTTGTTGTCCTTCTTCAATCGATCTATTTGGTTCTTCGACATCAACACCTCTCTTTCTATTACGGTTAAGTGGATTTAAGGTTCTACGGTATTAAGTTAGGGAAAGTCTCCTGAGTTAGTTTCTTGTTGAGGTATTTCACTGGTCTTTTCTTAGCGACCATAGACAAAATTATATTTGCATCGGAAGGGTGTACACTTTCGAGCATACGCATAAACATGGATTCTCTCTTCATGGAGTTCATGTTATTACCATAACCACCTTTGACATAGTATCCAAATTCTTTATGTGCTTTATGGAGACTTTGCGGAGATGACTCTGGACGATTCGGGGTATAGGGGGGCGTTCCTTCAGGCAAGATCCACACAAGTCGATCATCGAAGGTTCCGCGCAGGACATCTCGCAAGGCAGGAGTGTCGTGTTTTTGTAACAACGCAACACGTTCTGCGTTATTAGTTGTTTTGGTGAAGAGGTCAAAGACTTCGAAGACCTCGTAAGTTCGGTAATGTGCCATTAAATAATTCCTGTTTCTAATAGTATATAGGGTTTTAAGAGTTTGTACACCTACTTATAAATGTATTAAGTGTTAAAAAAACCCCCCGATTAAGGGGGGAAATATCCAGTCTCATAGCAATTCATAGCAATATTCGGACTGGTCGAGAGGGTTATGCAACCATCTTATCTTCACGCTCTAGGTCATCAATGCGTCCCTGAAGCATATCAAGGTCATCTTGAATGTCATACTGTTCGTTAGTACACTCGTAAGGTTTGCACCAAGAACCAACCATGATATCAGTGTAGTGACTACGGTGGAAGTAATCAGTCATGCTATCATCTTCGTTGAAGTAACGTGGCCCTTCCATTGCAGTCTTGAGTTCTTTGAGGAAAGAAATAACACGAGTATCACTACGATAGTTCTCTTCGATCCAGTGTGGGTTAACGTCAATGTACTGCTCTTTAAGACGCTCCATCTTACCACGAAGGTCATAGACATTGTTGTCGTAGAAGCGAGTGCTTTGCATAGTAGACTTGTTGTTGCAACCGATGATATCTAGATCACCTTTAGTGATGCGACAAACAAGAGTGCTGTGGTGACGGATACCAAGGGTACCTTTCATGCCATACTTCTTTAGGACTGCTTTGATCGCAGGAGCAAATTCTTTCTTTTCTTCTTGACTAATATACGCCATAATCTTTTCTCTCTCTCAATAATTAACAAAGGTCTTTCTCAATCTGTACAAGTATTATCTCATATTCATAACAAGAAGTCAACTGTTTAGTTAGACTATTTTGCTATAACGATATGCTTTCTTAGTCCATAATACACTAAGGTGAAACCTGCAACACAGTACCCAACAGTCAACCACAAAGACGGAGCAACCTCTCCTGCTTCGATTGCATAGTCTTGACTACCAACGGCACCCATAATTAAAAACGCTCCAAGTAATGCTCTCATACTAAGTACTCCCTCATAATTGCGACTTTCCGTTGGTTGTAGAATGCGAACCACCCTACCAGTTTGGTTTCATCGTCTTCGTATCCCGGTACCAATGCAATGAGGTTAGTCTTGCTCTTAGGGACTTTGAAGAACTCGATTGCCTTTAACTTGGCACCGTATAAATCTTTTGCTTTCATCATAATATATTTCCTTAGATCAGTTGAGTAATGAATCCACAGACACTAACAAAGTTTAGTGCTACTAGGTTCCACAGTCGAGCATTGAAACTCTGAACAGACAACAGACACAGACCTACTATAGCAATGACAGGGTTCATGTGAAAGGCAAAGATTGCCATTAGGATCGCTCCTAAGTAACCGCAGACAGTAGGTAAGTTCTTCATAATTTATTTCTCTCAATCAATTCAATACAAGTATTATACCCTAGTATTGTAATTAAAGCAAGTCTTTCCGGTGACTCATTCAAACTATTCGGTCACAAACGAGGAGGATTGAAGGAACTCTTCTAGGAGGTACGAATCTTCTGCCGCCTCCAAGAGTGTATCTCCATTACAGATGGTGACCTCAGATTGATCAGCATTGTCTAGAATGTAGTTTTGGTAGTTATCAAAGTTGGTATCGGATAGTTCGTATAGACTCATATTTTATTTCTTTCTCAATTAATTAAGTACCTATTATACTATACTATTGTAATTAAAGCAAGTCTTTCCGGTGACTCCTTTAGACTATTTGGTCATTAAAACGCCCTATTAATTACGATCTGGTTATTAATCACTACTAACGTAATCCCAGTATTCATAATATTAAGGGTATTATTACGAGACATTAAGTCTGATTCGTTAGTAAGTGCGGCATATATTAACAGATTCGACAATAGTTTAATCCCTACAATTCTTTCGAGGGAGGGATTCTTCCCATACAGAGGATTTTGTTCCTCTAGACACTCGGTAAGAGTCTTATCACTGGTACACTTTAATCCTTTATAAGTTTGCAACGAGTCCAATGCTTGCAAACTTAGAAAGTATTTGTATTTGTTCTGTTCGCTCTCTGACCAAGTACTGTATGTGTTAGTAGTACACCCACTTGATAAAATAACTAATAACATAGCGATAAGAATTATAGGCATTGAGGTTATACTTTCGTATTGGGTTTAATCTATTTATAATGTTAGGGTAACATTAAGGAAAAAGTTCTCGTTTCCAAGTACTACTAGGTGGTCTCTCTATGAAAGGTTGGAGAGACTTGGGGAGATGTTTGGCGTGGATCTTACAACCAATGAATGCGTTGTAGTAGTCATCTCGTAATAGTACATCACGATCAAACTGTTCCTTTGCTTCTAGGTAGGAGCATTCGCCTTTGGTCTTGCAGAGATGTAGGATCTCTCGGTGGTATGCTTCGACACCTTTTTGTTCTACTGCTTCCTTCAGGTGTTCGGACGAACCGTAGTAGTCCTGCCAATCAGATTGTTTAACGACTGTTCGCTTTCGCTTGGCACCTTTAAGAGGGGGTAATTTTCGAGTAGACCAGAAGAACTTCTTGCCCACATACTTCTTGTTCGTATCTAGTTCGGTAATCAGATACACGAATCCAACGTACTCTTTGAGTACGTCTTCATCGGGGTTGTATACTTCGTTAAATAATTTCCATGTCATGCATTATATATAATATCTGCATCACTGGAATCTGCGTCGATGTCATCTTGTCCACACATAGGACAACACGCAGGACGGTCTTCTTCGTAGTGTACTGCTACGGTAGTTTTAATGTCGCATACAGGACATTCTATTTCGTATAAGATCATGCGGCACATCCTTTGTCGCCAATTGCACAGACTTCTTCTGCCCATCCCCAGTCACCTTCCATACCATTTACAGAGTATTCAGTAACTCGTTTCTCAAAGAAGTTATCGTGTGACGCGCCATTTAGTACCCAGTCCAACCACGGTAATGGATTGTCCTTCACACCAAACTTAGGTTTCATACCAAGTTGTAGTAGTCTACGATCAGCAATGTGTCGAATGTATTGCTTAACATCTGCTTCGGATAGTCCTTCAATCTCACCAGACTTATACGCAAGGTGAATGAATCGATCTTCTAACTTAACAGCATTCTTTGCCATCTCGTAGATCTTAGACTTCAACTCGTCGTTGATGATACGAGGATGCTCTTCGCAGAACTCACGGTATAACTTAGCATTGCCTTGGACGTGCATTGTCTCATCACGGATAGACCACTCAACAATAGTACCCATACCTTTCATCTTACCGAAACGTTGGAAGTTCAGTAGCATAACAAATGATGCGAACAGAGACATACCTTCATTGAATACAGACTGTGCGAGTACTAGTGCCAGTCCTGTATGAGAGTGAATGTCACCCTCTTTCATAAAGTCAATCTTGTCTGCCATCTCTGTGTATTCCATGAATGCCGAATGCTCTTCGTCTGGTAGACCAAGGGTATCATTCAGTAGAGCATACGCACGTTGGTGTACGCCCTCACGGTTAGCAAACGATGATAGCATATTGCGTATCTCGTTGTTCTTGAACTTAGGGATCATCAACTCGTGGTAGTTCTCACCAACCTGTACGTCCGACTGTGTGAACAATCGTAGTACCTGAGTAATGAATTCCTTCTCACCTTCGCTAAGTTTAAGTTTCCAATCTTGGATGTCTTCAGATAAATCTGCCTCATCCTCTGTCCAGTGAATCTCTTCGTGCTTCTTTGTTAACTCTACTGCCCAAGGGTACAGGAAAGGTTTATATGTTTGACTAAAGTCTAGTAATGCCATTGATTATCCTTCGCAAGCGCGACATTCATCGTCTTCGCTTGTCTCTATTGGTTTGTTTAAGTGTTCCATTAAGTCTTCGTATCCACCGACATACTTACCTGCAATGTATATCTGTGGTACAGTTCTTACGTCTTTGCGACCAGTAACTTCTGCCGCTGTCTTACCTACTTCTTTAAGATCAATCTTATCAAATGGTATTCCGCGTAACTTCAACTCTTCCATTGCCAGTGCGCAGTACGGACAGTTTGCTTTAGTATAGACCAATGATCTAGTATCTTCCTGCATAACTACACGTTCTACTTTCTCGGATACATTCTCTGCACGTTGCTTTGCTTCGGTACGGAGATAGTATAATCCTTTTAATCCTTCCTTCCATGCTTTGATATGTACCTGATTCACATAGGACTTATCAGCACCACTAGGGAAGAATACGTTGACCGACTGACCCTGACATATAAACGGTTGACGGTCTGCCGCGTGTGTCACTACCCACTTCTGATCTAACTCTTGGGCAGTCTTATATATAGACTTCTCACCTTCGTTAAGGAATGGCAAATGTTGTACCGATCCTTTGTTGGTGATAATGCTTGTCCAGTTGGACTCGTTGTTCTCACCCTTATCTTCTAACAACTGAGTCAGGTATGGGTTCTTTACGAGGAACGACCCTGCGCGAGTACGGTGGGTATATGCATTCGCCTTGGTTGGTTCAATAGAGGGACTGGTTGACAGGATAACTCCACTGGAAGCATTTGGTGCGATGGCAAGGAGATGACTGTTCCGTCTTCCAGAACCAACTCCATCAAGGTATTCTCCTCGTTCAGTCGCAAGCAATTCAGTTTCGGCAATTGCTTCGGACTGGATCCTCTCGAAGACAACTTTGTTGATCTCTCTGGCAGTTTCGGATTCCCATGCAACTCCATGCTTTTGGAGAAGTGAGTGGAATCCCATTGCTCCCAATCCGATTGAACGTTCTCGTTCGGCAGAGAATCTTGCACGACTGATAGAGTCTGGTGCATTCTCGGTAAAGTACTGAAGGACATTATCCAACATACGGACGAGATCCCTAACAATAGATGTATCTTTCCAATCTTCATAGTATTCCAAATTCAATGATGACAAACAACATACGGCAGTTCGTTCCGCAGAGGTAGGTAAGTGTATTTCATTACACAAGTTACTTCCGTGGATCTTCAGACCAAGGTCTTTCAGAGGTTGAGGAAGTGCCCTATTAGCAGTATCTATAAAGTTCAGATATGGTTCGCCAGTACGGAATCTTGTTTCAAGAATACGTTCCCATAACTTACGAGCATTGATAGTCTCTTTAACAGACTGGTCTTTAGGATCTCTTAGATCGAACGTGCCGCCACTAGTAACTGCTTCCATGAACTCATCTGAGATGTTGATTGCATTATGCAAGTTCAATGCCTTACGTTGCACATCACCAGTAGGGATACGCATATTAAGGAACTCGATAATGTCAGGGTGACTTACGTTCATGTATGCCGCATAAGATCCCTTACGAGTCTTGCCTTGACGGTAGGCAATCATGTCTGCATCTACGGTATGAATGAACGGCATCGGGCCCGGTGCTACATCAGATACAGTACGAACATCTGACCAATGACCACCTACACCACCACCCATAACGGACAACCATCGTAACTCAGACGAGTGTTCAATCAATCCTTCTAGGGTATCAGGTACATAGGTTAGGAAACAACTGATAGGCATACCTTTGCCTTTCTTGGTTCCGTTAGGTGCGTTCGATAGAACTGGTGATGCAAACATAAACCACTTGTTTGACACATATGAGTATAGACGTTCTGCTAAGTCTTCGTCTAAGGTCTCTTTGTAGGTACTCCATGCGGTTGCCGCACGAGCATATGCTTCTTGTGGACTCTTCTCATTCTCATTCAAATAAAAGTCCTTTAACATTCCAACTGCATAATCTGCTAGTAACTTATCTTTCTTTTTATCTATCTTCATTTAATCCCTGCCGCCACTGTAATCGTAAAAGGGTTCGTCTTCAACGAACGTGTAGTCTTCTATAAGGTACTGCTTATTCGTATCAATGAAGTTATTAATCATTGACCACATCCGCGAATCGTGTTCTTCTGCCGACACTAATCCCTCCCACATGAAGTGGTTGACTAGAGATGCCGTGTGATTCTTGATAATAAATCTATCGGGGTGAAGGTATTTAGTTCCATTGTAACCTTCAGTTGGAACTAATATCAACTTATTTCTATCTGTTTGATCTTGAGTTTGAAACACCCAAGAGTAGTCATCTTCTTCATCGAAGATGCATACAGTGTAACCTCTGTGCTGTGCTTGTTCCATAATATATTCCTAATAATAAGAGTTCAGTATAACACATCACGCACTGCTATGTCAATCTATTTCTGTGTCTTTTTAATAAATCTCTTTAACACGTCAAGTTGGTCTTTACGTTTGTTCTTCTTGTCGTACTTCTTGCGCATGACAACGGTCTCATTGTCATCACCTGTACCTACCACGGATGCGGTAGTGGTGTCTTCTGTCCATCTTTTAAACGGTATCATCTGGTATTATCCTTTGTACTAGTGCGATGACAGATTTTGTTCTACCACCCCTAACTATATTATCGTTATCGTACTTGTAGAATCCTGTGATCTGGTAAGGATTGTTAACGTCATTGACCGCATCCTGAAGAGTATGTCTAACTCCTCTGGACAAGTCCCAGTCATCTACTATGATGTTATCTACCTGTCCCATCATACACGCACGAAGGTCTGCGGTGAATCCTTCCGTGGTATGGTCACCGTCAATGAATACTGTGTCATATTCTACAAGACTGTTAGACTCACCAAGTTTCTTAGAGTCCATCTCACCAAACTTAAACTCAGGGAATACTGTCTGCATTATCTGAGAACATGGTTTAGTGTATTGGTGTTGGCATATATCAACTGCATGAAAGTATTCTAGAGTGGTACCAAGGGTCTGCCACATAAAGGCACTATGTCCTGCATTGAAACCAATCTCTAACATTCTCTTAGGTTTAACTTTATCCAAGAGTTCTACCATTGTCTTCTCGGTGTTAGCAGTCAATTCCATATGACCTTCTAGGGAGATTCCACGGATCTCGTTAAGAAACACTAGGTCATATTTGTCTTGTAGAGTCATTTTGTTATCTCGGAGGTAGTGACTAACAAACGTTGATTGCTTCGCACATGAATTGCTTCGTAGATAGGCAATCCAAGTACTTCGTCTATTGGGTCTGTGGTAGTGATTCTGATCTGATCACCTTTAGAGATGATCTCATCTGCCTTGTCAGTCAATGATTCATTCTTCATCTTATACATTCCCGGACTAATACTATGTCCTTCTGTCATAAACCACTGTGATTCTTCTGCCAGACAATCAAGGAGATCGATACCAGTCTTGGCATGGATCCTGTCTACGTTGGCATCTGATAGTTCACCATGTTCTTTGATCAATGCAAGTGCGGCACCATAACGTGCAACAACAGAGGAACCTCCCGGTACCTTTGCCATGATCTTCTTTAGATTGAAAACAAGTCTATGGAAGGGGGTGTAGTAACTACGGTATGCGTCCCTATCGTCCATGTCGTTTAGAGTAAATTCTTTGTTCTTCTTTCCATCGGCATCGATGATCCCTGCCTCGAATGCATCCGTCTTTTCGAACGGAGTCACTAGAAGTTTTAAGAATCGTATCGTGTATACGAGGTCTGCCGCTGATTTTAATATTCCCATGAGTCTATTTATACATTCTTAGACATACACTGAGGCATTGTAGCATCATATATGTTCTCGAATATTCCTTTATAGTCTGCGTATAGCGCATCTTTGTGTGGAGTTTGAAGTACATATTCAAACTTATCTTTGAGGATCTTCTTCTGTATAGGAGTATCCATCGCGAACTTCATCAGGTATTCTTTTGGTAACTTCAGTACCTCGTGATATATCCTTCTATCATTATATAGGGATGCGGTAAGTACATCATTGTTTTGACTGTATACGCGTGTGTACATCTTAGGTGTTGTCCACTTCAGCATGATCTCTTCGGATATATCTTGAGTGCGATCTTTAGATAACCACCCCCTAATGAAATCATCAACATAGTTCTCGAATGATGGAGTTTCACCCAGAGTGTATGTCGCACCATACTGGTTCTTCTTCTTAGTGAGGTCGTGTAGTACGCTGTGTAGAGTTACGTTGTAGTCTTCGTTCCAGTACTCTAGTGCCAACATCTGCATATGAGGTATAAGGTCTCGGAAGAACATCTCGTCTCCGTTGGCACCGTACATGACAATATCTGGTTTGTCGTAGTGATCTGCAATCTGTTTCATTGTAGGTAGGAATGATGCCCATCGGGTCGCAGAGTCTTTTAGGTACTTAAAAG